AATATGAACTGCCGGATTGTATTGAGAGTTAGGATCAAAGAACCCCCATCTCATAATACTAAGGGTATTAGCATCTGTTAATTGTCTGAACACCGTGTTTATCTCAGTAGCTAATGAATAAACTTGTTCAATAACCCCTATCCCGTAAAACTTCCCTTCTCTTTTTATAAATTGAATTGCTACATAGGGCCTCTCTACCCGCCGCGAAATCTTATTCAAAGGAATGGCTCCTATTAAAGTCCTGGTCCTTCTTTCAACTAAGGCCACTATCTCTTCCGGGAATCCGTCGTTATTCGCGTCGTATGGCCCACACCACTTTAATACATCACATGGATAGTTCCTGCGCTTCACATTTACCTTCGCTACTTTCTCCGCTTCCTCAAGCGCCTCATCTACTTCGGTAACTATGATAGTATCTACTGAAAGTTTCAGATCCACATTGATATTCTTAACCTTCCCTTCAACCTCAAGCTGCTCCAAATCTGAATAGAAGAAATTCAATCTCTCTATAATAGGTTCCTTCTGTATGTCTGTCGCGCCTGGTTGTATGTAGAACCTATCCAAAGGAACCAGTCTTGACTTAGCCCTCTCCTGCCTATCGAGAACGTTCCGCATTAGCGGCTGCTCATTCTCGTCTACAACCTGTACCTCTTCCCCTGTCTCCTCATCAGAAACAGTAACAGGTTCTTTTTCTCCTTTATCCTTAAACTCTACAAGCCATTCATCCCCCAATATTATCGTTCCTAACTTAATCACTGATTTCACTGAATCATCCACAATTGGTTTAAATTTCAAAGGTACATTGACAATCCAATCCATTAGCTTCCCAATGCGTTCCTTCGTCCCTGAATCCGTCTGTTCTACGGGCTTATAATTCAACAGGTCTTTGTTCCATATCGCGGGAAAGAGCTGAGCATGAAGCATCTCCACTATAGCCATGGTTATGCGCAGATCTGTGTTGCACATCCACTCCTCTTTTCTTGGCGGGTGCTGAGCCTCATAGAGATTTATCAGCATCTCCAGCTTCTGTTCAAACGTCTGGGCCTGCTTCGATGTCGGGCTGATACCCCAATTCCCCGTACTCGCGTTCCTGGCTTCAACTGCCGTATCAAAATCCTGTATTACTATATCCGTAAGCTCTTTCTCCTGAAGTTCAGTCAATAGAATCTGAAGAGAGTTTTCATCTATGATGGGCCTCTCTTGTTTAACCTGTGTCTCAGCTTCTTCAGGTCCTATTTGCATATCCTTTATCTCTCTGGCCATTATCTCACTCCTTCATAATACTTATCCACGTATCCTTGGTTCCTTTTCCCTTTCTTAAAATCTCCCGGTCCTACATTGTACATCTGCAACAAATTCTCTGTGGATGGGTCTATACCCCATTTCTCAGCATACCCTCTTAACACGCCCATATAATCCAGCATCGCTGTCTTAGATAGCTCAGGACTAACCGCTACCTTATTAAACGCTTCTTTGCTATACTTGTTCGGGTATACACGTTGTAAATCCTTAAATGCTATAGGAGTCAACTGATACGGCCCTACAGCACCGAAAGCATTCGGTTTGTTATACACATCAGAAGAAAATCCCGCTGTCTCTGTATACTGTACCCCGCGCGGATCTATATCAAACATATCTAATACGCCTGTATCCGGCATTGCTCCTCCTAATCCTATGCCAATGAATAAGCTTACTAATAAACAAAATTGCAACATATTATATCAAACCTTACAAACTCCCGATGTAATCCTTCCATATACTCCGCCAGGTTCGATACGCCTGCATCTCAGGTGAAAACTTCCAAGCAAACCAAAGCACCACATACATTATAGGCTTTATATGTCGTATACGTTCAAGCATTGTCTTCATTAATAATACGCTCCCGCAAAGTCTTCCTCGTACACCTTGCTCCTTGCTTTCCGCGACCCTGTAAAGTTCCTGGCCCCATACACCGCTAACATCAACCCGTCAGCCTTGTCTGGGCTCTTCATGCCCCGCTTCCTCATCTCATCCTTGGTCTCCACCACAATCCTTTGCCGTGAATCAAACTTATATCGTACTGATGAAAGCTGGCCTAGCAACTCCCCGTCATCCGGCAGCTTAATCTCCTCACTGCGTATAATCTCCCTCAGCATCCACCACATCTCATCTCTCAGCCCTTTAAAGTGGTTAGGGTCAGCAGGCCGCCTTGCAAAAGAGATCCCCTGTACTGGGTAGCTCAGCTCTCTCAATCTATCGACAAGGCCTCCACCAAGGCCTGTATCATCTACCAAAATCCCCATCAGGTCCGTACCCATGTTCACCGCTACCCTTATCACGCGTCCGCACGCCTCCATCAAGTCCTTCCCCACAAACGCGTCCCGCATTGACACCTTATTAGGCCTGTACTCTATAATCGTTGTCTTGCTTGTCCCAAACCGCCCTACGTCCACTCCAAGCCACATATGCTTACCAGGGTTCTCCTTCACAACGTTCACGCAGTTCATGCACCATGAGAGCGGTATCAGCGTGTCCTCACCTTCGTCAGGGAACTCACCTAATACACGGGAGATAAACATCGGCGACTGCTCACCCCACTCCTCCTTACGCTCATCTATCCACTTCTGTGTCACCAGCTTCGGGTACACTATCTTCTTCTCTGTAATGTTCGGGGAGTCATAACACGAAATGTGCATCTTCTGCCATCGCTCTATATCAGGCTTGAACTTCTCCGCGAAAGGCCCTGAAGGTGATACAGGGTTCCCTATCGCTAAGAACTTCGCGTGCTGAGTAGTTAGGAGCCCTTCTGCGGCCTCCCATATCAACGGCTCTACGCCGGGTGCTTCATCGAACACTACTAAAATAAATTCTGCATGAAAGCCCTGGAATCTATCAGGCTTGTCCGTCGACAACCCTATAGCGAACCAGTCTTCTGCGAGATCTAATCCTACTTGTGTAAGCTTCCCGCCTAAAGGATACTTCGCTCTCGCGTAGAGCGACGAGATCTCTGACCATAAAACATTTTTTACCTGGCGCCAGGTAGGCGCCGTAGTTATAACCTTAGAACCTTCATAACAAAAAAGAAACCACAGTACGCATACTGCGGTTATAAATGTTTTCCCGATACCATGTCCCGATGCTACGGCTGTATTCGAATGCTCACATACACTACGAATGATATCCTTCTGTTTCTGCCATAGCTTAACCCCTAATACTGTTTCCGCGAAGTAGACAGGGTCTTGCTTACACTTCGTTACCAGCGAATCTATTTCCTGCTTTGTGAGTTGGAGCGCCATGTTTTTTCACCAAGTCTATAAATGTAAAATGCTGATGCTGAGACGCGTCTATAAGTTTATCGCTCCAACCATCCCAGCGTTTATATATCAGTTCTATTGCCGCTATGTTACCGCCTTGTGCTTTTATAAAAAGTGCCTCGTCTACTTTTAGCATCCGCTCAGCGTACGTTTTCCTACGCTGATTCACTATCTCGGTACGGTAGTCTATCTTCGTTTCTTTTAAAAGTTTTTTAAGAGTATCAAAGGAAACACCCCGCGACGACGCGAAGAGCGCGTCCGAAGTATTATCATTAGCAGGCTGCATCTTGAAAGTAATGTATTCCTGAATTATCATTTCGTTGTCTGTCATTTTATTATCTTTATTTAATAGGCCGGGTTAAGACCTTTTTAGTTAATTCGTTCTATTGTTTTGCCTTCGTCATTCAACATATAAGCTGGCATATTTGTGATTATATTTATAGGTTCATCTGTAGCTCTTTTATGCCAAGCCTGAATATACACATATCCTTGAACATCTGTTTCTATTTTACCCTCTTTATCTCGCCGTTGGTTACGGTCATTAACCCTTAGTTCTTTATTCTCCGCTTGTTCTTTAGTAACCTTTGAATATCTAAACGAAGTCACGTCAGAAATCAATTCCCACCCATTGCTGCATTCCGCATTCAAACTTATCTTCATACTTACTTTGAGCTTTAATATCATCTCTCTACCTGCCTTTCTGTCTATCTAACCCGACCTATCTATTTTTCTAAAATAGCATTATCTTTCAATACCTGATATAGCCCCTGAGATAATCTTTCGATAGTATCGTCATCAGCAGCTAACTTATTAGCATTATAAACATTATCTATTGCGTGTAATAACTCGTGAAAAAAAATCTGCCCCCTTCTCTGCAAAGAAAATTCTCCTGAGTCATCTTTTTTCA